CCTCGCAGCAATCCCACTTAGGGGGTAACCATCCCCCGAACGGACCGTTACACGAGCAGACCCTTGTTAGGGTCTACCGCCACGGTCCGAAGTCTGTCCAGGGTCCATAAAAGGCCTTGGATCGTAGTCTGTACACATAATCCCGTCCTTGCCTTGGAGAGCTAGGAACGGAATCGTCGACGCCAAGAATTGCTTCTAGGCTAGACTGTGTACGCCCGTCTTTCAAGCGATACAGCATTGCTGCTGTGGCCCCCAACAAGTTTGTGGGACGCCTCACCTCCACAGGTGTCGCTTGGAACCTAAGACCAGACACCCCCTCCCAGCCGCGATCATTACTGATCACGAAGGAGGAAGCCTGGCTCTCGTCCCAATTGCTACAGATACCATCTGAGTCACCGGCGTGAGCCGGAACCCTCAGATGCTGAGCAATGAGTCGAGGAATCGCCTTAACCACGGTGGTCCAAACAGGCAGATACCTAACGTCACAACCAGCTTGGCTGCGACGACGGTGAGCCGCCCGACGGATCCCATTGGCGAGGCGAAAGAAGTGAGATACTTCACTTAGGTTCTCTTTCTGGAAGAAAGGACGGACTTCGAGCCCATCGTAGAAGTCTTTGCCGCAACTCTCTCGAAAAGGTCCACCTTTAAAGGACTTAGCACTGTTAGTGCTAAAGCCACAGTAGGTGAGAACCTCAACGAGTAGGTCGTAGGCTTCAGACGGAACGATGATATCATCACCGTAAACACGAACGTTGAACTCGTCCGCATCCAGGCGACGAACACAAGCGACCGCGAGACTCCAAAATACCAGAGTCTCAAGTTCGAATGTGCAACCGTTCCCCATAGAGGAGAACTTCTCATAGCGTAACCACCTTCCATCAAGGTAGCCGACTTTTGATCGGCACAGGTCTAGTCGTTCAAACCACTCACGTGGTAATAAGAACCGGACCAACTCACGAGCAACGGTGTCGCTCGCGGAAGACAGATCGATAGTCGCTAGAGAGCCGTCGACCGAACCTCTCATAGCCATCTCCTGATTAGGGAGCTGGTCATCGAGGTCCAGTCCGCACTTTACTTTCAGCCGTCGTCTCATCACTCTACCTAGCCCTAGCTGGGCGTAGATGTTGATCAGAGGTTCGATGGCGATCGTGCGGTGCGTGACAGCGGTCTTGGGCACGAAAGCTACTCTGTTGCCCGGAACAAGATCCATATCCTCCCGCTTGATCAAGGGCCAGAAGCCCTCGATCTCGCAGTTGGTAACGGACCGAGCCCACGGTGGCCGACTCATCACGAGCAGGGCCCCGACATCCGCCAAGTCATGAGTGACTGACGGTGTGACTTGCAGCTTATCGTAAAGGGACGTTAAACCCCTTGCATCGGTGTGATTAAAAGCACCGGGGCCAAAACGACACGCATCGAGCCACTCAGCAGAATTCACGCAAGGGCCCAGTACCCTCTGCACTTCAGCAACGGCGTCCAAGAGGATCGCCTTCATTGCTGGCGTGGTGTTATTCACACCCGCACAGAGAGCTCTGAACCTTGCGTTAGTCTGAGCACACGAAACCTCCGAAGCAAAGAATTTCTCCTTTGCAGCTAGGAGAGGATCCACGCCTTCTATCTCTAGAGGCGTCTTCTTCAAAAACGAGACGGCTTGACAGTCATCTCGAAAACGAAGAGGCGAGTTATAATCTCGCGGATGAACAGTCTTGCGAACAAGCTGTTCTAACTCTCCATAACGGAGCAAAATCTCACAAGATAGTGAGACAGGTGTGTTGAGCGACTCAAACAAGTCAACGGCAACACGGAACAGAACCCCGGGAGGGGCCCTGAAATCTCTACAGGAAACCTGTAGTGTTCCGAAGAGGGCATTTTTCTGTTTTGCCCTCTGTCTGGTCAGAGCGCGACTCCGAAACAGGAAGGTGGCGCGAAGCCATAATCGCTGTCAGGATTGCAACCAGGATTTTGAAGACTGAGATAAAGATCCCAGTCCCCTCCTTGGAAGCAAGCGCTGTTCCTATGAGCACGAACCACTTTGAGATGGTCCACGATCTCATAGGCCTCCGCGATGTCCTCATCTCGAATCTCCAACCCGACGTCCTGTGCGAATGCCAGAACCGACCGGATAAGCCGTGAGGCTTCTTCTAGAAGGCTGACATAGGTGTCAGCACACATATCTCCATCCCGGAGAAGTGTGCGAGCATCGGCGAGGCATTGAGCCATCGTCTCAAGATTCATCACTTCGTGTGAATGAGTCATTTCAGGTACCTCAGGTTAAGGGATTAAGTGGGAATCGCGCCAGACTCAGCGGCGGTCTTGACGATGGCCTGTCCGATCGCTTCTTTGAAGCGCGCGTACAGCTCATCAGTCTCGGCCGTCGAGAGCTTGGCGGGGTGGAGAATCTCGAAGGTCGCAGTAAGCGTACCATCGAGAAGACCAGACGTGCCGTTAACAACCGGACGCGTCAATTTGCCTCGAGTGCGATAAACACCCGCCGCTTTGTCCGCCGGGATGACCCGAGAAAGAACAAAACGGGACGTCCCAAGAATCGACGTTGCACCGCTTTCGACCCATTCGACGCTATCGGGGTTAACCGAATAGACATCGAACGTGACGTTCGCGGCGGCG